TGAGGAAATTATGTCTAACGGCATTAATAGACCTTATGGTTTGGAAGTGGTTCAGTCTCAAATAGGAAACGGCGGAACACAAAAACTAGGTCAATACTTTATTTACGCATCCGCTGACGGCTTAACCACGCAGCCAAACAGTATTTTTCAGGGTGATCCCATTAAATTTGTAAGTAACCCGGGTCTTGCCATCATGGCAGGAACAATAGCACCGGAAAAGTTATCAGCTCCAACAAATGGAACACAGGTACAAGCTGTTGCAACAGCAGATGCAGACGCTTTCCTTGGGGTGTTCATAAGCTGTGCTTATACTGATGCAAATACCGGCATACTTGTTGAATCTGATTACTGGCCTGGTGGTAGAACGGTAAAAGCCGGCACACCTATTATTGCATATGTTAATGATGATCCAATGGCAGTATTTAGAGTGCAGGTATCAAGTTCTGTTGCAGCTGCTACAGGAATTACTTTTTTGGCAACCGGTCTTGGTCTTAATGCCAGTTTATCAGTGGCAGGAATAACCTTCACGGATGCTACTGCTATCGCAGGTGGTCAAAATCCACGTACTGGCAGTAATATATACGGCTCTGTTTACTATCTCGATGGTTCAACTTACTCAGCTACTACAGCTACTTTAGACGTAAAAATTATTGGCATTGATCCAGTCATTACCGGAAATAGCAATCCTGCAGGATTAGTCCCTGGGGTAAATATGCCGTTTACTAACCTACTAGTTAAGTTTAACAAGCATATGTATGGATCAAGCGGCGTAGCAGGCCCAACGGCCGGAGCATAGGAGTATGGGATTATGTCTATAATAACAAGCGGCAATATACCATCTCTTTTAAAGGAGGGATTATATCTACCGAAAGAGAAGAAGAAAACACCTGTTAAGGCAGGATCAGTAAAGAAAACTAACACTAAAAATAAAGGTAATTAATTATGTCTATTATAACAACTGGTGATATTCCAAGTCTGCTTTGGCCAGGTCTTTATGAGGTAAAGTCTCAGTATGATCGGTTTAAGGGAGAATATACCAAAATCTATGAACAGGCTAATTCTGTCAAACATACCGAAAGGATGGTTGATATTAGAGGAACAGGTTACGCTCTTGAGAAAACTCAAGGTGCTCCTATTAAAATGGATAGCATGGCTGAGCGGTTTATTTATGAATTTGTTCACCGGGAATTTGCTCTCGGTTTTCAGATTACTAATATTGCCATGGAAGATGATCTTTATGCCGATCAGTTCTTTAACGGTACTAAATCGCTTACTACTTCCTATGAACAAACCAGAGAAGTAGTAGCAATGAACCCTTTTAACCAGGCCTTTAACGTAGCAGCAGCGCAAAGTAACGGACAACCTCTTTGCTCCGGTTCTCAACCTTACGATGGCGGTGTTTATTCCAATAGAGTTGGGGCATATAACGGCGTTAATGTTAATGTCGACTTTAGTGAAGCAGGTGTTGAGCAAGCGGTAATACTTGCTGGTAAAATGAAAGATCAGGCAGGGTTATTAATTAATGCTCAAATTGAGAGATTGTTACTTCCACAAGATTTAATGTTCTCAGGTTGCAGGTTACTTGAATCTGTATTTAGAACAGGAACGGCTAATAACGACATAAATGCACTTTATAACATGAAGGCTATTCCGCAAGGTTATGAAGTAAGCCACTTCTTAACAAATCCTAGCAACTGGTTTGGATTAACTAACGTTAAGGGAACTCGTAAGCATTTCGTAAGAAGACCGCTTAAAGTAAATGTAACAACTGATCCCGTAACTGAAACCATGTCAGTTCTTGCATCAGGTCGTTATTCTTTTGGTATGTTTACTCCTCTTGGGGTAATCGGCGCACAAGGATCAACAGCTTGATTAAAAAAAAGAAGCACTTAAAATTAAAGCTTAAGTGCTTCCTGTTTTGTAAAAGAACTTAAAAATTAGGAAATTATTATGTCCCAATTCTACGAATATAATTGGCCTACTCCAGTTGTCAATGGCATATCGCTTTTTCAAACACTAACTGCAAATATTCCGCTGCTGTCAAATGGTTTTTATGTTAACAAAACCACAAGAGCAGTTAACTTTGTTGGTGATTTTGGTATTGTTCCAAGAATTACGCTTAATTCAGCTGCCAATCTTTCTGCTATTAATTTTCTTATTACCGGTTATCAGAATGGGGTTTTTATTAGCGAAACCTTAACAGGGCCAAATGCAAATACAGTTACAAGCGTCAACTGCTTTGATAGTGTGGCGCAAATAATTCCAAGCGGTACTACGGGTTCTACTGTTCAAGCTGGCATAGCAGCGCTTGGGTATTTCCCAATTATCCTATTAAATACCGCTAAGATTAATACTTCTTCTATAAACTATGCTTTAAATATAGTAGCAGCAACGGCTAATCCTGCTACTTATCAGGTATTTTTATCGCTAAAGAATAATTTAGGTCTAGGGAAATACGATGATTTAACGTCGGCCGCTAACGGTAATTTTGCAGCTCCCGCCGCCGCTGCTACGGCATCGGCATTAATACAGTATAATTCTTTAGCTTCCAATTTACTCATTAAAATTGGCCCAAATGCTAATAACTCGATTCTAAAATGCCAATTCCTGCAATTGTAAGTTAAAGAGGAAGATAAAATGCCGGCAACTAGTGGAAGTTATAGTGCGAGTAACATAAAAGGAGAGCTGATTATCAGAAAGGCTTATGAGTTAATCGGCATGCCTCTAAGCATGGTAACTGCCGAGCAATATAATTCAGCACTTAATATCATCAATTTTATTTTAAGCGATTGGACTAACTCCAATGTTAACTTATGGACATTAAAACTCGAGTCCCTGTTTTTAACCCCCGGGCAAGCATCCTATCCTTTGCCAAGCAACATTACTAAAGTATTTCAAGTATTCCTAAGAAGTAATACAAGACAGAATTTTGGTGGAGTACCGAACAATGGAGGATATGGAGGAGTAGCAGCTTATGCTTTTGACGGTAATCCTAATACTGCTTGCATTCAAGATCAACCAAATGGCTTGATAGGTTATGCTTATTCTAATCCCCAAGTGATCAAAATTCTAGGTGTGCAATCAAATGTAGATAGGGAGTATAGCTTAACATTTTCTGGCCAGAGCAGCGATTATCAGACGATTTATTATGTTAAGGCTATTCCTAAAACCTCATATAAAAAAGGTATTACCCAGTGGTTTCTGCTGGAAGATAATTTAGCTTTGTGTCCATATTATCAGATACAGGAAACAGGAGAAGCTACTCTTGATATCTCGGAAGTATATTTTAACAATGGGATACAGGATACTACCATGAGCGAGGTATCCAGATATGAATATCTCACCTATCCAAATAAATCGCAAATCGGTAGACCTACTATTTACTACGTTGATTACCAGCGGACTCCCTCTCTGTATATATGGCAGACCGCTGCTCCTATGTATAATTTAATAATATATAGCGGTCAAAGTAGTATAGAAACTCTAGAGAATTATACGCAAGGCATTGATATTCCGGCATATTTTTATACTCCTCTAATATATGGGTTAGCCAGCATGCTAGCAGCACAATATGCCCCTGAAAAAGAAGAAGGTTTTAAAATGAGGTATCAGGAAACGTTGAGTCCGGCAGTAATTAATAATACGACGGAAGTCCCGCTTAAACTGGAGGTGTATAGTGACTAGTTTAAAGAACACTCCTGTAAATACACAAATGGGAGATTACGTTAGAAAGGACGTAATTGAACCTATTGGAACTTGCGATTATTCAGGGTTTCCTTTTAGCAGGTCTGATTTAGTTAAGCAATATGAATGGCGGGGTAATCAGTTAGTCTGGACGGGAGCAATAGTCGGACGACCTTTTGTTGATGAGCCAAACGAGCAGAATAGACCACCACAAATAAAAGGTGATCCAAAAGCCCTGCAGAATCCTCGCCCATTTGGTATTGAAACACCACAAGGCCCTGCGGCTAGTGGTAATAGTTCTCCTGTTATTTTAGAAAATATCAACTTTACAAGTGATGATATACCTCCTGTTTTACCTGATTTTGCCGGTCAGAGTGTTAGTAATATGGACGAGAGAGAGCGTTTAGAATCATTGCACCAAATTAATTTCTAAAGTAATGGCTAATAATTTTAATCCGGGGTTTGATAGAGAAAAGGCGGCTTTCCTAGCACTGGCTAATAGAGGTGAAGGCCTTGCTCCAATTAACTATTTATATGCAAAAGAAGCCAGTTTTGAAAGTATTTTGTCTCCTATTATTACCGGCGGTACTGCTGAGCTTTACACAATATACGCAAACGGCATTAACTCTACCAATATCACTAATACTGAAGATATTATTACTAATAGACTAAAGTGGAGTAATCCTTCTAATGATTATTATGTGGGGTTTATTGCCGGTAATTTAACCGGGAACACCATCTGGAGATTACCGCTGCAGGATGGAACTGACGGGCAGGTACTAGCAACAAACGGCAATGGTGTTCTATCATTTATAGATGCCGGCGGAGGATCAGCACCAAAGGATGCGACATATATCTTGCAGCAACCAAATTCTGACCTTCCAAACGCTCAAGCCTTAAATCAACTAAATAACGGCTTAATGAAAAACAAAGACGGCGTTATACAAATTGCCGTCCCTGGAGAAGATTATTTAAGTACCGCCCTCCCCTCAGGTCAATTATTCATAGGTAATAGCTCAAATATCGCAACTGCGCAGCAAACCATTACCATTGATAACTTACCAAATTTAGGCACTACAAGTATTAATGTACCTAATCCTCTTGATCCAACTAATCCCATTGTTATTTCAGGAGGTAAAATCTGGCACGGTACAGATTCTAACAGACCGGAAGAATCTAATGCTTTGTTAGTGGTAGAAGGAGATATTGCCTTAATTAATTTTAGGTTTTTTAGCGCTAATTTTATTCTTGGAAAAGGTAACAGCGTACTGCAAACATTAATGCCTGGCTCACAATTTCTCTCAAATCTACCGGCAGGCTCTTGGATGCAGACAAGTGGGGCAGGAACTGGAGCAATCGTAGCAGCTACCATCCTAGAAAATCAACTATTGATGGGAGGTTTAAATAACGTGCCGGAAGTGCGGCAAACTATAAATATTGCGAATCTACCCTCCTTAACTGATGGAAGAGTATGGCAGGGGGATAGCACAAATAGACCGGTAGAAGTCCTGTTAAACCTTGCTCCAACCGATGCTACATACATAATCAGAACTCCAAATACTAATTTACCTAAGGCACAGGTTTTAGAAGAACTTGGAACAGGAATGGCCAAGATTGTTACAGATGGTGCTTTTGCCATTGCAATCGCCGGTGAGGATTATGCTACTACCGAGCAATTAGAAGAAATAAAGCAACAATGCCAGGAGTATGCAGAGCAAGCTGCGACTTCAGCTGAAGAAGCATCAACCTCAGCAGGCGAGGCGGCAACGAGTGCTGGTGAAGCCGCTGCATCGGCCGGCGAGGCTACGGGAGCAGCAACAGAGGCCACAGGGGCGGCCGCTGCTGCTAGCGGTTCGGCTACTGCAGCGGGGTTATCGGCAGCAGGAGCTCTTGCTTCAGCCGGTGCAGCAGCGCTTTCAGCAGGGAGTGCATCAAGTTCTGCCTCTGATGCTTCCTCGAGTGCCTCTGATGCCGGTCATTCTGCTAGTAACGCAAGTGGGTCGGCGACTAATGCAGCAAATAGTGCTACTGAGGCTCAAACTTACTTAAATACCCTTTTAAACACCGGATTAACCCTCCAAGGAGATGTATCCGGTAGCGGGTTATTAAGTACGCCAATTGTTACGACATTTAAACCTAATCCGATATTTACCGGTAATGGCTCAATGACTATGCCTGCAGGTAACAGCATGCAAAGACCTACTACCCTAATCCCTGGAATGATCAGGTTTAACACTTCACTTTGATTTTATGATAAAATTTATTAATTAATTATAGGATATTTAAAATGACCGATAACTTAAATGACAAGAATCTAAAAGCACCATTACCGACATCTACCGGAAAACCGGAAGTTACCGATGGAACAAATTGGTTTACCCTCGCTACTGAAAACTGGGTTTTAAACACCATGGGTAGCATCCCCGCAACTCTTGTAGCAACGACTAGCAATTTAACGGCTACTTATGCAAATGGTACATCAGGTGTGGGAGCAACCTTGACTAATTCAGGAACGCAAACCGCACTTGTTATTGATGGAGTTACTTTAGCTGCAGGTAACAGGGTTTTAGTTAAAGATCAGACAGCTGCCTTGCAAAATGGAATATATACGGTAACTAATATAGGTGGAACTACTGTAAACTGGGTATTAACAAGAGCTACCGACTTTGATTCCCCTTCTCAAATGGTCAGAGGCAAGACTATCGATGTAATTAGTGGGACAGTAAATGCCGTAACATCATGGATGCTTACCGGAGCCGTTGCAACTGTCGGGACAGATAGCATTACCTTTGCAAGACTTGCAAAAAGTGGACTAGATACTGTGTTAGGTACAACAAATCAGATTACCGTAACGGTTACTAATAATGTCGCAACCGTTAGTATTAGTTCTAACCCTGTATTGCCTGGGACTGCAACAGTTACTATTCCAACCGGAACAACGCTGCAGAGACCAACTACTTTAACTGCCGGAATGCTTAGATTTAATACTAGTCTCTAGGAGAGCAAGTTAAATAGGTTTAAATAATGAAGCTTGAGTTTTTTGACGGGACTAACTGGTATAGTGTTGCGAGTGAAAACTTTGTTAATACTAAGGTATTTGATATCAATTCAAATACTAGCGGTCAATTAAATATCAATCGTTTAAACGGTTATCCAGCTAGCAACTCTGTTTATTTAAGAGGAGACGGCACTTGGGCTACTCCCGCAGGTAGCGGTACGGTAACCTCGGTAGGTATTGCAGTCGGTAGCGGTTTAACCGTTACGGGGAGTCCTATTACTACTAGCGGTACTATAACAGTTAATATCAGCAGTATAGCAATAACACAGATAGCAGGATATAGTGCTGCTCCTACCGATACTTTTGTTAGAGGCAATAACACCTGGAGTAAGATATATTCAAGTATTATTAATTTTGATGCAGAATTAAATAGTGGGGGACAGAATATTAATGCTCAAACCGGAACATTAATTGCCAATAACCTTGCTGCTTATAATTCAGGGGTAATTGTCTGCGGTAATCCTCTTAGCATCCAAGACAGCGGTACTTATAAACCCTATAATGGGAGTTATGGGTATTTAAATTCCTCAGGGAATATCGGGACATCTACGGGAGCAAATCCATACTCAATTAACTGTAACAATAGGGTTAAGGCTTCTGAGTTTAATGCTGTTTCTTCCATTAAAACCAAAAACATTGAATCTTCAGGCGAAGATATAGAAAAGGAAGCATTAAAGATATTTGGTAATATACCTTTCTTTAAATATAGTTATAAAGATAAAATTAAAAATGGCCAAGGAGTAACTTTTGGCATTGTTGCTGAGTCTTTAAAAGAGATTTTACCTGATTATGTTCTGGAGGACAAAAGTTTTGTCCCTAATATATTGCAGTTCTGTCTAATTAAACCGATAACTTCATGTAGCTATGAATTGGTATTTAAAGAAAAATTAACCAATATCGAAGGAAGTAAACTACAGTTAATTTTACTTAATAAATCAGTTGAAGCAGAGATTTTAAAAACTACCCAAAAGCGGTTAACAATTTCCTGTTCTAAAAAACTACCAAACAACGCCTTTGCTTACGGCACTTTTGAAAGCTGCCCATCAGTTACCAAAAATAAACTTTTTGAATTATCAATGGTGGTATTAAAAAACACCTTAAAACGTGTTGATATTCTTGAGAATAAACTTAAATCCTTGCGATTCATTAACAACAATTAGGAGAATTAAAATGAATACAGCTCTAAAAGACATAAGCACTAACTTAAATGATTTAAAATTAATTACCAGTACCCAAGTTGATCTATCCTATTTTAACAGCCTTGTAAGTAGCGTCTTTAGTGATCCAACCATATATGCCAATATACAATCAGATGTTCAGTTCATTAACCAGATTGGGGGACAGCTTTTCAACTATTTTACTGCTTCAGACCCGAGTACTCAAAAAATATGGTATGTAGCACTAAAATCAGGTTTAACTCAGTCAATTAATGATGCCAATAATTTAATTAGTAAGATCCCGCAAGACGCCCCAAAAGGAGCTGATTTAACAGTAATCCTGAATGTTTTTATCGCAGACTGTCAGGCTATTTGTAAAATCATCCCGCTTGATCAGAGTCCGGTAGCAGGCGTAGTACCGGAAGAATTGAATTAGTTAATAGAAATTATGCAAGTAATACGCATTTTATCTTTAGATGGAGGAGGTATTAGAGGGTTATTCTCTGCTACATTTCTGGAAAAATTTTGTAATGATGCCGGGATTAAAGGGAATGAATTATGGAAGTATTTTGATATTATTTGCGGAACAAGTATTGGCGGTATTCAAGCCTTAGCTTACTCACTTGGTCTATCTCCTACCGACGTTATTAATTTATTAACAACCAATGCAGACAGCATTTTTACTATTAGAGCAGGAGTTAATCCGCTTAAGCCACTTGGGCCTGCAGGAGCTGCTACTTTAGGAACTGTGCTGGCAGTTCCGGGAGTTGATCCTTATATCTATAATCAGCAACCTCTGAGGGATGCTTTAAGTCCTATTCTAGGGGATACTTGCATGTTTCAATTAAAAACTAATACTTTGATTACTGCCGTAGGATTTCAAGGTGGAACTGGGCCAAGTAGCGATAATATTAATTTCCCATATGGCGATGTTACAAGTAGCCAGTATTACCAGTTTTCTAATGTTTTAATTCCGGGTTTTACTACCGGACAAAATTACACTTGTATTGATGTTGCTATTGCTACCGGTTCAGCACCGGTATTCTTTCGTCCAACTCTGATTGGCGGGATGCCTTCTGATACTTTCTTCATTGATGGCGGTTTATATCAAAATAACCCCACTAGCCTTGGTTATGCGTTCTCCAATATATTATTTCCACAGAATGTTGCAATTTGCATTCTTTCAGTCGGTACCGGCTACTCTGATCCTGATATCGAAATAACGACAACATCAAATAACCTAAGGGTAGCCCCTAATAATGGACTCGGATTACTTGCTAATAGTTTGAATTTAACGCTAAATGGGGCAACGGATGCAGTAGAACGCCAATTTAAAATCATGTCTTTATATAAAGGTGCAACAAATAATCTATCCTACTATAGATTCCAACGTTTTCTTGCGGATCAGGAATTAAGTAAACTCGATAATCCAACGCCCGAGGCTATAGCATATTTAAAATCTGAGGCCAATCTTCAATATGGACAGGACGCTATAAAGATACAGCAATTTATTCAAAAATGTAATTTTCAAAAATAACCATTTTATACGATTTTTAAGAGTTACAAGTACTTATATGTTATAATAAAAAAGAAAAAGGAAACATATGGCAGACTTATCAAATATTACCGCTTTAAGTGGTCTTACTATTACCAGTGATCAAACCACCGGGACTAATAATCCTAATGCTACCTTTGCCGTTAGCAATGTTACTACCGCTCAAAGAGATTTATTACAAAACGTTACTCCTTACGTAGTAAATGGAGCAACAGTTAGAATAAAGGAAGGAACTATCATCTTTAATATTAGCGTTGATAAATTACAAATGTTTAGAAATGGAATATGGGAAAGTGTTACAACAAATATAAGTACTGCTACCGGAGTTGGTTTATCTTCATCTCCTTTTTCCATTCCATCCGGCACAAGAGTAGCAGTTGAGGTAGCTGCTAATCAGGTAAACGGATTTATATATAATGATACAACCAATAACCAGGTCAGAGGGTATATCAATACCCAGTGGATGACTTTATTTACGGTTGCTACGACTGCCACCGGAGTCGGTCTTACTAACGGAGCACCTTTTGTATTTCCATCTGGACCGTCTGCTTCCGTTGAAGTTGCGGCTAACCAAGTAAACGGGTTTGCTTATTATAATACAACTAATAGTAATCTGAGAATATTTGATAATGGTGCTTGGGTAACAGTTACCGGTACATAAAAAGCTTATTAGCAAATGAATTATACTACTCTTACAAGCCAAATAATAGCTTATGCCAATAGAGGAGGTAGCATTGAATTTGCCGCCTCCATTCCCTACTTTATTGAGATGGGACAGCAGAAAATCTGGAAGGAACTAGATACTCTTGGTTTTCAAAAGGCAGTTGACGGTCAGTTTCAGGCAAATAATTCTACTATCTCCAAACCTGCTGATTGGCAGGAAACTATCTCTCTAAGTTATGGAACGACTGAATCCTTATTTATAAACAATGTAATTTTATTTCTAAGAAGTTATGAGTTTTGCATAAATTATTGGTCAAATGTCGATACCGCTACTATTGATAATCCACCGCTATTTTATGCAGATGACATACTACCGAATACTAAACCTTATGATAAAATTTTTATAAGCCCGACTCCTGCTCAAAATAATGTTTATCGTTTAATATACGTGGGTAGACCCAACTTAATTACAAATGATAATCAAACAAATATACTAACCGATTACTACCCTGATCTTCTATTCTATGCCGCCTTTTTAGAGGCTCTTATTTATTTAAAGGATGATCAGAGAATGCCTGTTTATACAAAATTATATCAGGAAAGCTTAACTGCTGCGAGTAGCCTGACAAAAGATCGTTATATTGATCGCAGCGTAAAAAGAGATGTAGGGTAATTTATGGCTACACAAAAACAGATGTTTCCTATTATCTATAAGCCTGGAATACTCCGTGATGGTTCGCCTTTTCAAGGAAGTTACTGCGTGCAGGGGCAATGGGTCAGGTTTTTTAGAGGCCAGCCTCAGAATATCGGGGGAATGAGAAATTTTATATTTAAAATAATAGACCCTGATTCTCCGCTATACGGACAAATTGTCATCATACCTTCCCGTAGTTATCCAAGTAGTTTAATTATCTGGTATGATGAACTCGGACAACATGTTTTAGTAAGCATATCAATAGCTAACGGAAATATACCAGATGTAGATTTAAAAACAAACCTAATACATACTATCTATAACTCGGAAGGACAGGAGACGTTTATTAGAGGCTATGAACTAACCAATAATAAAGATGATCCTGCTCGGTTAATGCAATTTATTTCAGTTATAAGCAATATAAATAACGTCCATGAAAATCTCATACTTGCACTTGATAGAAGAATTTATATAGATATTACAAGCAATCTTCCTATGCAAGGAGGAGTAGTGATCAAAGAAGTTGAATATCTACCTTTAGAGTTTCCTGATTTCGTCTTCAAGGAAGCAACAGGAGGAATGATTTATGTCGGAAACAGGCTATTTCTTTATGGTAATAATGGACTTGTCAGGTGGTCATCAGTTGCTCAGGAAAAGTCAGGACAAAAAACAAGCGTACAAACTCCTTTCCTGTTTTTTGAAGATAAATATTCCATCAATATCAGCACCGATAAAGTAATCTACGGTGCAGAATGGCGAGGAGGAACAAATACCCCTACAATAATCTTCTGGACACTCGGCTCTGTTATTCTTATTACCAATACTACAGGTAGCAATAATCAGGTTATTACTGATCCTGATGACCTTTCTTTTAGCAAAAAGGTATTATCAAGAGATAGCTCCATTTTATCTTCAAATAGCGTAGTTGAATATGACGGAATATTCTATTGGCCAGGGACACAAAGATTTTTTGTATTCAACGGCCTGGTTCTTCCGCTTGAAAATAATCTTAATCGGCAAACTTTTTTTGACTCTCTTGATATGACTAAACGTCAAAAGGTCTTTGGCGTAAAAAACGTAAGCAGAGATGAAATATGGTGGTTCTATCCTGAAAAAGGGAAAGCTGATAATGTTGGATGCACCAGGGCCGTTATTTACAATGTTGTAGATAATACCTGGTATGATACCAGCATTGAACGTGATAGCGGCTATTTTGATAATGTTAGCGGTAATATGTACACTACCGGTAAAAACCTTATTCCTTATACCACTCCCCCAGATAAAGATTTCTGCTATGTCTGGCAACATGAAGTCGGAAACGATCAGATAAATCTGGTTTATAATGGCGAAGAAGGGAGCGATCTTGCCTCGGTTAAACCAATCCCATCCTTCTTTACCACGCCTATAATTTCTTATGCTACCTTTAATCCGCAAAAACAGGTAGCAGGAATTGATTACAACATAGCTATAGAAAGAATAGAGCCTAACATTGTATGTACAAAAAAAATAAAAATGACTGTTAGCATCAATACATATGAATATCCTGCAAGTACTCCTGTAACAGCTACTTATAACCTTACTGAGGACGGAGAACTAGAGAATATTATTAGACCTGCTATTAATGAACGCAAACAAGGTAGAAATATTAATTTTACCTTCAAATCAGAAGGTATCGGTTCCGGCTATCAGATGGGAACTACCTTTGTTTTAGCTGAAATAGATGACGGTAGGCCATGATTAGCGTTTATCCCAAATATATTAGCGTTAAATACTGGGCAGCTACTGTTTGCGATGATTACTCGGATTTTCCTCTTCCCATCCTCCATGATGAAACAAAATGGGCAGCATGGGCGCAGAACTTGATAGCTACCGAACCGTTTATGAGTGCCGGAGTACCTAGTCCCTATAAAGACGTTCGTAAAAAGGACGGAGAACTTGCCTTTAAAAACTGGGAAGAATGGGCAAAAAAAGCCTATTTGGTTATGCTTGCACAAGGAGAAAATAATAATTTGTAAATAATTTATTAACCCATCTTTAAAAAATCGCAATTTTTTAAGTCTACAGCTATTTCATGTTATAATAAAAAAGAAAAAAGTGAACAGATCAATAATTATAGCTCTAGACCTCGGTACTACTACCGGCTGGGCTACTTGCGATTTATCGGGCAACATAACTTCCGGAACTGTCAGTTTTAAAACAGGTAGGTTTGAAGGCGGCGGCATGCCTTTTTTACGTTTTAAACGATGGCTTACCGATTTAAAGGCAACTTTAGGGGTAATTGATGCAATCTATTTTGAGGAAGTAAGAGCTCACAAGGGAGTAGACGCCGCCCATAAATACGGAGGATTCGTTGCTCACCTTACCGCTTGGTGCGAACATCACCAGATACCCTACAGCGGCATACCTGTTGGAACGATAAAGAAGCATATTACAGGAAAAGGAAATGCTCCTAAAGAGTCCGTAATAATGGCAGTTAAAAACAAGGGATTTTCTCCCATTGACGATAATGAGGCCGATAGTCTTGCCCTACTTGATTTTGTACTGAATAATTTAAATATTAGTTTTAAGGTCAATATGTAGCTTTTGTATACATTGCTGATAATCTTCCATTGCTTTTAATCTGTCTTTTTTAGGCAACTTCGACAATTCAGAAAGTAAAAGCAATTCAGTCTGCTCTTTAAATCCAATGCCCAGTTTGCTATTAGTTGAGACAGCTGCATGAACATTTGTTAGATGAGTGTTAAGAGATTCAGAAAGACCTATACCACCTCCACAAGCTTTAACTTTATCACTTAAATCTGGATTTTTGATTTCCAGTTTTTTTGTATTACAACTAACTAAACTTATAGCAAACAAGAACAGAAATACTAAATTTTTATACATCATTTTATATATGTTTTTTATTTTTATTTGCCTATTTAAAGGGCAGTTCTTAAAAGCTTTAAAATCCAACCTTTTACTTGCTTAATTCACAAAGTTATCAAGATTTTTGTGGATGAATTACTCTATGATCTTAACGTTAATAGCAAATACTTTTTCTTTTCTACTCGCTAGCTCATATTCTACTTTCTGATTCTTTTTTATCGCCTCTATACCAGATGTTTTAAGATCATTCTGATGAACAAACACATCCTTTGAGCCATCATCGGGTTTAATAAATCCATATTTACTATCGGTAGAATAAAATTTAACAACTCCTCTTTTCATGTATATGATTTTATTAGTTGAATATCTAACCCAAAATAACAGATTTAACGTACACTTAAAAGCATTTTTGGTTATTCAGGTACGTTATTCATCTCTTGCAAATTTTTACTTAAAGCTATAGCTGGATATCCGGTAAGTTCTGTAATGCGATGATTTAAAGCGGTAGTAGTTGCAAGGTTATTAGGATTTTCTGCTAATTTTAGAGCTAAATCCAAAAACTTTTTATCGGTTAATAACCTACTCGCACCATAACCTCCCCCGAGAAGCTTGGCTGTGGTAATAGGATCATAAAACAATCCAAAAATTGCCGCACTAATTCCACCGGTAGTAGCTGTCCCTGATGGATTAGGAATATTTTTACTTTTTATAGCCATAGCTTTAGCAACAGTACCTAATTTCTGTATTTTTTTAAAAACGTCGGGAGTAAGTTGTTTTCTAATAGATTCAGAGTTCTTAGGATCGTTTATTGCCTTAGCAAGAGCGTTATAAGATAGACTCTCAGTAGCATAATTCGTAGCTTTACGGCCGAGTATATTTTCCAGTTTTTCTCTTTTTGCAACATCTCCATATAGTTTATCAGCTTCCTGAAAAGCATCATACCACTCAGGGTTACTCTTGCCATACTCTTTAATATCCTGCGAAATCGCTTTCTGTATTTTCTTGAGCTGATTTTTAACCCCTGCATCCATATCCCATTTTATAATTGAATTCAGGCTCTTTTTAGTACCAACGAGTTTATTAACATCATATTCTTGCAATGGTAACTTTATAGGCCCGTACTGGCTTACTATTTTTGATGCGGGCTCTATCTCATTTTTAATAGTTTCAAGTGATTGTAACAGGCTTTTTTCATCAGGTGAAAGAATAGCCGTATTTATTTTAATATCATCAATTGCCTTTTTAAGATTAATCGGTAATACTTTTGCCTCAGGAGGTAATGAAGTTCCCACTTTATTATACAACCCGGCAATCTGACCTTCTATTTCCGGAGTTCGGGGCGGCCCGATTTCGTCAAAAATATCGCTTAAAGCCTTTTGTGTCTGTTCTTCGGCAAGTAGATACTTATTTTTTAACTTTTTACCAAAAATAGGGGCTTTCCCCACATACTGATCGGCTAAGGCGGTTAATTTGGAATCGGTAACCGCTGCTGCAGGTAAATCTATGCCTAAATCTCTTGCAGCTCTAGCTGCTTCAATATTCATACTACCGGGCGTTAATCCCATAAGTTTCATTGGTATTTTTGCGAGTGTCTGGCGAGGTTTCGTAAAGTTATTTAATAGGCTTTTACTTTTAACAATAGCAGTAGGAGTAGCAAGACTGGATATCAGATCAGCATATAATGGGTCAACTCCTGCTTCCTGCATTACTCCCGATCCTGCCCCTATGCTACTGCCCGTTCCTATATCCTTGGCAAATTTGGTTAATAAAGATTTACCACCCCCTCCAATTGCACTTCTAGCAGCATTTACTCCGATACTAGTTGGAAGAGGAAGGCTCGCCGTAGCTCCTCCGAATTCTCCTGCTTTATATAGAATATTCCCTAAACTATCATTCTCCCAAGGCTTCATGCTATCTAAAGCCTCAAGTCCTCTATTTGCTGACTTAGCCATGAATTCTGCCGAATCTGGCAGAATTGGAGCAACAACTCCGGGGGCAACTTCTATAACACCTGCCCCGAATTGATCCGCTCCCTCTGCTAGCCCGCTTCTCATAAAACCCGATAATGCTCCCTTGCCCAGTTGTCCAAGCCTATCAAGAAAAGACGGCGGGGTTTCTTTTCCTACAGCTTCAGGATTGCGGTATTTATCAAACTTACTACTGGCTCTATATTTATCAAATTTACTCATCTACCACCTGCAGGCCGTCAATATTTATAGCTTCCTCTACCCTATTTCTTGGGACGTAATCCTTTTCACCGGTTTCTGGATCAACCATTAACACCCTATCGCCCTTAACCTCCTCTTGAGCAGTTATACCTAGCATGGCTCTTAAATCATTAATAACGTTCAAATTTGTTGCCATATCATTATCAGGCGATATCGTCGGTATATGTTTAAATTCCTCCTGATTAGTATATTTAAAAGCTTTATTCAATTTCCCGCGTAATACCTCACCTATTGCCCAAATCTTTGCCTGATCCGGACTATATTCCTGATTACTGAATTTTGATCGGAAGTTTTTTGCTAAGAGTGATCGCTCTCCTTCAGAACCAAGGTTCGTAACTGTATTTTCTGCATGAGTCAGCATTCCCTTTAACTCTTCTAATGCTTCCTGCTTTTCTTGCTCTTCTTTACTTTTCTTAAAATTATTTAATAAACTTTTCTCTTCTCTTTTATCTCTTTTAAAATTATCCAATAAATTATGATGTCTCTTAGTCTCCTCCAATTGTCTCTCCTGGAATTTACGATGCCAGGCTTTATCTTCCCTGCTGTCTGCTAAAGCCTGCTCAGCTCTTTGGTGTTGTAGAATTTGATTAGCCAAACGCTCATTTTCGGCAATAGCTGTATCCTCGCTAGTATTATAAGCCTGCAAAGCCGGATTCATCGCCCTACCTATAACTCCTAGATTATTCTTAAAACCACGCACCTGCGGCTCGCTAGCAAGACCGTTACTAAGAGCAAGTAACGCATTATTTATCGCTCTATGCTCCTGATCCCTACTCATCCCTAAATTACTTCGGGTGCTGCTAATTGCTTTTGCTATTCCCTCATCAAAAGGATTTCTTCTTTCCGGTAAAGCTTGCAGGCGATTTAATATTTCTTCTTCCATACTTATAATTATTATTACATTTACAAAAATACTCTAAATCATTTTGACCACGCTTCTCGCCATTTTGCCGTTTGTTGTTCTCTTAGTGCTATATCATTAAACATTTTTGTTAAATTCTCCATCGATGGTAAAGGAGTATTAGGTTTACGGTTAGGGTTGTTTATTATCTGTTGTATCCATTGCTCTTTATTTAAACCCTTTACTAACAAAGGTTTTGGTTCTTCATATTGTGCCATAACCTGATCTAACTTTACAAACATACGAGGATCAGCAACCATCCCTTTTGAGTCATAATCAAATAAGTCTTTAAATTGAGTGTTTTTTACTACATTGGTAAAATCTCTTACTAACTCACCGTATTTCGGAGTATAAAAGGCATGCTTACCTAAAGGATTATTAACAGAATGTAAGTGAGAATAATTAGTAACTACATTAAGAGCATTCCTTATATCCTGTATCTCTTTTAGTTTTTGTTGTTTATCATTAGCTTTTGCCTGCTCGACTCTAACTTGTTCTTGCCGTACTCGCTCGTGATGAGCGATACGGGCTTTTTCCTCTTCTTGTTTGATACGATTTTCTTCGGCTATTTTAAAAAGTCTTAACCTTTCCTCCTCCTCTCTCTTTTTTTGCAGCTTGGTATTTTCAAAATCAGCATAATTCTTGATACTGCCCATATCATGATTTAGGTTACTCTCAAGCTCCGTCTCGCTATGACTTACCGGTACAGTCTGCGCATATTGTGCCAAAGCATGAATATTAGGCCTTAAAGATGGTGTATAAACAGATGGGTTACTGCTGACACCAGGATTGGCAAAAATACTGCTGATTTCTGGGCTTACATTGTATTTGACAATATCAGTACCAGACCCCCCAGGCCATTCCTGATTCCTCTCTTCTTCAAATCGCTCACGTTTTTGATTTAACTCATCTTGCGTATTTAGCCATTTATCTACTCCAAGCTGGTTCATTCCACTAATCTTGCCAAGTACATCCTGATATTCAGATAATCCTTGCTGACCTAAACTATTTAACTGGTTTAAATCATTCGTGTCGCTTTTATTTAAACTGCTCATTCTCCCCCGAAGTACATCCTGTAGTAAGTTGTTTCTATTACCAAAACGACTTTTAGCAATTCTATTTATAGCATCCTCGGTTTGCGATAAATGTGACTGTGACCCATAAGTACCTTTTCGCTCATGATCCATGCTAATTCTGGCTTTCTCTGCCTTTAAAAGACTTTTTGTATCAGCATCAAGTTTATCTGCTTGCGGATCATAAATTGTAGGTAAATCGCCGATAGCCCGCGAGCCAACATTCTCTCGCCCCATTAGCAAGCCTAAAAGCTTATCTCTTTCTCCCCTTGAGGAATCATTATAATCATGACTCAAATCACCCAGCAGGCGATGCGATACTGCTAACTCTTCCGGCACATTAGCTAACTGCTGGCCGCTGTAAGTAGGAGTTGGGCTATTATAAAGATTTAGCCCCTTTTCAAGCACTTTAACTGCTGCTGCTTCACCATAAGGCCCCATGTTATCAGGATTACCACCGCTATTTACTATATTGTATAACGCCTTCATCTTTTGCTTTGGGGCATTTAATTCTTCGTAAAACTTATTCTTATCTGCCGAATTTGCTAGATGTGAGTATATATGTTGCTGATTGCCAAATTGCCCTAGCATATTAGTAAGTCCTGCCCTCTTTGCTTTCTCAGCTGACCCGAGTACATTTAAACTATTGCCAAGTCCGGAATTAAATTCAGAATCAAGGCTTGAAGCATCATTACTTAAGGCATCTATACCAACACGGGATAATGGAAGACCCCTTATTATAAAAACCGGTTTGTCTACTACCGGTTCTATCTCCAAACTGTTTTCCCATCAGCTTCCATCCGGTATCACCCACCCGTCTTTGACCTGACGTAAGTATATCCAGTAAAGAGGTTTTCTGCCCCCCATTAAAACCTTGTGGCGTTCTACTTAAAACACCGCTTGCTTCCATAGAGTAAGGAGCGGGGCTATTGCTAAACTGCTCTTCCAGCATCCGTTTCTTCTGCGTTAAAGCAGACATCGGAACGCTAGTCTTTC